TGATTAATTCTGCCCAGCATTTTCAATGCCCATACCGCTTCCATGACTTTCATTCTGTAAGCAGATCCATGACATGATTCATCGCAAGATCCATATTTATTTTCATTAGGATCATCTATAACATTGTCAAGAAATTTTGAATTACAATCCTCATATAACAGATGAGGTGAATCAATATGACCGCCAATTTCAGCATTGTAATCAGGGCATCTTGCCATGGTAGAAATCCGGTTCGGCCTACCCAAAATAACATGAAATAATTCAACAGTATCCAGCCATCCTTCCATGGGTTTTGAGCCACAACCACACTTACAATCTGCCTCAAATTTTGTGATATGAGGTCTATATTTTGGCTTACTATTACTTTTTATTGTATTAGTCATTCTGTGCCCTTAGATACACCATGATGGAATTTGGAGTGGTTTGATATATATTTATATGGCACAATGTGTGATCCTTCCATTCCCCTCGACAAAAGAAAAGTGTAGATATGTGATTTTATATATATCATAATCTGATATCATTACTATTTTTTAATGTCTTTTCTGGATCTTTTTACAGTAAAAATTACAGGATCTATGAATGTTCCTTGCGGGTCATTTGCAGTGAAATTCACTGTACCTAAATCACCCAGTTCATTCCTTTTTTTACCATAATATTTCAATGTAACTTCTGGAATAAATGTTTCATTTCCAAACATCATCATGGCAATAATATTGTTTCTTGATCTTGGGAGCATAACAATTTCCCCAATACCGTGACAGACATCTCCAACCATTGCATAAACTTTGTCAGCTTTATATAATGGCTCCAATGGGAGATCCCCTATCCAGATCTGATTAAATTCAAATTGATTGATATCCAATGGATAATGTGGATCATTGCTTTTATATGTATATCTCTCTTTTCTGAATTTATTTATCATTTTTGTAACCTTTCAAGTTTATGATTTTTCATTTTGTGTACACCAAGTTTATATTTCCCTTGGGAAGATCTGTGGGCATTTTCACATTGTTTAATAAACATATTTTCAGCTTTATCAAATGAATCTGTTTCAATCAAAATTTCATCATCTGCTACAACTATATATTTCTTTTTGCTGGTTCGCTTTTTGAGTAGGGCAAGCGGATAACCGCCTGCCCAAATAGATATATCATGACCTTCAGCACATTGTCTGAATAACATTATTTTTTGCCCTTTGGTTTGCTTTCATCAAACAACCACATTACATGCTCAAGCACAGTACTGTCTTTCTGGACTAAATTATGCTCAGCCTCAGTAAATGTCATTCCAGCTTTTTTATCATCACCAATGACAAGAGCCACAGGAAATTTCTTGTATGAGATTTCAATAGGCTTTTCAATCTCAACTACAAGTTCTGCTTCAAGGTCTTTGTAACCCTGACAGAAAGATGGAAGTTGCTTTACAAGTTCAATGAATTTCTTTTCATCAAACTTTTCAACAGATTGCTCATACAATGCTTTTAATTCAGCATACTCAGGATGCTTATCATTAAATTTCTCATAGCCCTCTTTGTATTTATCAACCCTTTCTTTTCTCCATGCTTCATATTCAGTGATCAATGGTTTGAATGCCTGCCTGATCTTAGTCAAATCATATGATGTAGCACCATCAGACTTTTTTGAAATGATCTTCATAGCCCTTTCGATTTTGAATAAATCTGCGAGGGTTGTTTTGAGTTTGTTATTTAGTATGGCCACTTTGAGTGATCTCCTTGTTTATTGTTCTTGGTATCTAGCCAGATTTTTCTGCCAATCCTTTAAATGCTTTTTACATTTCTCGATTAGGGCATATCTGTCTTTTTTTGAAAAATCTTCTGATATATCCATTGCCTCAGCATTTTCAAGATCCTGCTGGGCAATCTTGATTTTCTTTTCACATGTTAGAATATTGCTGTTCATCTTAATCCTTATAATAAATGCAAGTTTATATTACAGTGTTCAATAGTGAAATTGGTTGCATCTGTTTTATTCTTTGAAGCCAGCCACACCTTATCCCCAACAGCCAAAGTTGTAAATCCATTTGATCCCATATTACCAATATCTGAATTACCATGTTTTCTTTCTGCCACTATTGTATTAATTTCTGATCCACCTTTGAACATTTCCCATTTAAATGTTTTGCCTGTGCCTACACTTTGACCTGACATTGAGAAATGTAAAATATATTTACCAGCCCCACCAGATAAAACAGTCAATGTACTTGGCTGATCTACAATGCCTGCTGAAGCCCCAGCACCAGCAACATAAAGGATATCATCACAAGTGAAATTGGTAGTATCCAATACTGTAACTACAGTTGGCAAATTATGCCCAGCATTATTCATATTTGATAATGTGACTACATCCCCAGTAGTTAATCCATGAACTCCAGAAGTTTCAATCTGTAATTGGGTTGCATCACTTTCATTAGCAATATTAGCATCTATCTGAGCACCAGCATCAAATGTAAAATTATCAACATCCCCAGTAGTGAATCCATATATGCCATGATAAACATCAGTGGTATTAATCGTAACTGTAGATGATGCTTCATACAAATACATTTCGCCAACATCAGTACCAACAAGAGCAACTTGAACTTCTGCGCCAGCACCCGTTTGGAAATATAAATGATTATCAGCCTTGCCATATACTGACCAGTAATCAGCAATAGGTGTTGGTGTTGTGGCTTCTGGAAAGTGTGATGTGATATTGGAAGTATCTTCAACCCATCTCTGCCCTTCACCACTATTGGCAATCATTGAAACATAGTTGCTTGAAGGTAATCCACCAAGTCCATAAGTATTATTATTTGTGAATGAATGCACAGGATTTGTCGCAGAGGATGTTTCTTTTTGCAATGATCCTGAATCTGTCAAGTTGCCTTGAAATCCTGATACTGACATTGTGAATGCTGTACCACCTGCTACATCAAACAACATAGCTGACCCATTTGAACTTATTCTTTCCTGCCCACTATCAAGATGAATCTTGTTGCCCTGTGGGACAATGATGTCACCACTGAATGTTGCGGAGAGGCTACCACTATTATTCTGTAAAACTAATTGATTAATCCAAGAAATCCCTGCATCTGCCACCCCTGCTATTGCAGTTCTAAATCTAACAGCACCGTCAGAAAACATTATTGAATTGGCTTCATCACTTGCGTTTGTACTAATATATTTCCATGTATCCGTAGAACTGGAATGATAAGCATTAGCACTTACCCATGTTTTAGTCCCGTCTGCTTGAGTAGTTTCACTACTTAACCCTGCTGTACCACCAACCTGCAATGCACTAACTGTTGATGTCCATGTGGCGAGGTTTTCGGTTTCGATGCCTATGTTGGCGTTGTTCGCTATCGTGAGGGCATCTGTGAATGTTGGAGTTGTGTCAAGTGATGCAAGTGCCCCAACTTTAAACACAAATGTCCCATGAAGCATTGCTATCGCATTTGATTCATCCGTAGATATTGTTTTGAAAGAACCATCATGATATAAATTATTCGTTAGATATAAATGGCGTGATGCCGCAGGTGTTGCATGAGCAAAGAGTGCCGCATTTCCACCAATCTGCAAGGCTCTCCATCCTGATTGCCACACTTCAAGGCTCGCATTGCCTATACCTACATTCGCATCATTCGCTATTGTGAGGGCAGTAGTTAAATTACCTGCCGTGTCTGTATCTACTGAACCTGATGTAATAACATCAAATATATGAGTTCCATTAACTTGTAGGTATCTACTCGCTTGATCCGTTGAAATATATTTGTACAAACCGTCAAAATACATATTCTGTGATAAAATGAGTGCCTTAGATGCCCCTTGAGTAGTTTGGGCAACCAATGAGGCATTACCACCAATCTGTAATGCTGTCCAATCTGTATGCCACGCTTCAAGGCTCGAATTGCCAATGCCTACATTACCATCTGAACTTCCACCCGCTCCACCAAAGAAAACATTGCCACCCCCAAAGGATATATCTGCTGTGCCTTCCTGATCTATTGCAAGAGTATTTAATGCTCCTTCATCATAATTGAATGCAGTAGCACCACCAACAATTATCTTCGCTTGGTCTACTGAAAATTGAAGGTATGTATCTGCATCACCATCATGAGTAAGTTTGTTGGCAATATTTAGATCACCACCAATAGAGATAACACTATTAATTGTATCAACAGTAAATACATCGTCAGCATCACCATCTTTTCTTATCAATAGTGCTTCAGCATTATCAGTATCAATCAATAATGTGCCCTGAATTACTTCGTCTATAGCTATGGAAGATGATCCTGATATAGCAAGATCACCATCACTATTAATGCTAGCAACTTCGGCATCATCAGAATCTGTGATGCTTAATTTTTCAACACCAGCATTATCACCCAGCTTAATTGTAGCCGTTCCACTATCAGGCTCCCAGACATCAAATTGAGCTGAACCGACTATGTTTATTTTCAATGCATCGCTTGAGCTTTCCCAGATGGCATTCAAGATGTCTTGACTGGATGGAACTACTGATACACCGATGGTGCTATTTACCAGTACATCATTTAATATTTCTTGTATGCTTGCTTGTAATGCCATGGAAATTAATCCTTATTTAAAAATTTTCTATGCACTTCAATAATTGAGCTTTATTCATACTATTATCATATGGAACATCTTTCTTGTCCATATAATCTTTTAGTCTAGCAACTGTCCATCCCATTGATGGGAGTTCACCATCAGATACATCTTCATTGGTGTTATCTGGTACTGGAATGTCTTTCTCTATGGCTGGCACTTCATCTGTTGATTCTGTGGCATCTCCCACCTCAGGCTCTGGTGTGGCTAGAGATCTCTGTTGTTTTTCTATTGCTATGCCGGCCACCTTTGTTTCATACTCTCCTTTTTTCAACATTTTGAATACCTTTGGAAAATCGATGTTTAATCGTTTGGCTTCATCATCATCTGCTTCAAAAAAGCAAGTCTCAGGATGATCTGTATTACAAGTGATCTGACCATTTTGGTAATTTTTCTGAAGATTTGGAATCCCTAGAAATTGCATATATTTCATTTTAATATCCTTTTAAGATTAAAAAATATTGACAGGGAATTACTTT